GTCCATCTCGTCACCACAGGATACTACTGTATCTGGTTGGTATGCCTTAATAAACTTTGCGATTGCTTTGACTGCCCCTATGTCATGGTATGGTACTTGGAGGTCAGAAATACAGACTATGGTTTTCATTTCTTTTTGGCTCGTCTCTTATTCTCTAAGCCTACATTTTTCTTTTTAGATAGAACTCGTAAGTTTTTTATACCGTCTCTACCTTCACGACCACCATCATCTTTGTGGTCTACTTCTTGATTACGTTTTAACTTTTTACCAGTAGCCTTCTTGTAATCAAGGCGTGCTTTATTGGTAGATGTAGTTGTAGTTGTGCCATCTTTTTTCTTACGCTTGATGACATAGATGGGACGACCACCATTTTGTTTACTTCCTTTGTATGGTCCAAATATTTTCATTTAGTACCAACCCTTCTCTAAGTGATGCTTGTATGCTTCAACGGGAGTTCCGTATCGTTTTGTAATATAACCAATTCCTTTTTCAACTTGTTTTTCTATCGAAGTACCAGGAGGCATGTTAAGTATTTGAAACAATCCATATGCTGATGACTTAGGATTTTGTGCTTCATAATTCCATTGAGATTCTTTAATTATAAGAGAGTTTAGGGCTTTCCAATCTTCAAGACCAAAACCCGCTTCTTTTAATTTTTGCCGAGTATATCTTTTGGCAAATAATCTATTTTGATTAGTATTTAATCGTCTTCCTTCAACCATCCCATTGTCCTCTCATTATTAGCAATCCAATGATTGCATAGTTAGCCATATCCTTAAAAGAATCTTCAAGGGATTCATGTTGAGGTTGAAAGCCTCCAGTATCTTCCATATATTCATATAGATTATTAATACGTGCTAACTTGTCGTGCATACGAACCCTTAACCCATTGATAGCACCACCAGGTGCCTCAGATATATTCTTTGGTCCGTAATCTTTATGTTTAGACATTAATAAGTCTTGTAGTTCTTGGTAGGTTTTTCCAACGTGGTACTCGAATGTTGTGCTATCTGTCATTTTCATTCTCCTCTTCGTCGGTTTCTGATGTCAAAAAATGTACTAATTCTTTATCAATATGACGCATTTCTTGGTTAACAACTATGTCTTCTATATATTCTTTCATCTTGTTAGGTGTTGATTCGGCTGCATATAAGGTTGCATATACAGACTGTGTAATGTCTCTAACGCTTTTAGGACTACCTGCTGCTTCATATATACAACGAAGCAAAGAACCTATCAGAAGTTGATATCCACCAGGAAGAATAAGTTTAGGGTCAAACTGTACACCATTTTCATCATCTATTAAATGGTCAGTTGCATCAAATATGTTATCAAACTGTTCACCGCATATTTTACAGGGTGGTATGTCTTTAGAATTCATCTAATCCCATTCTTGCTCGAATATACTCTGAGCCGTATTTAACGTAGCAGGAGTTGACATCTTCGTTGTCTGGCATTTGCACGATTGTGACTGGCAACTCACGGGATAAACTGTTAGCAAATTCTTTTCCTGGTTGGTCTCCATCTGAAAAAACAAAGACTCTTTCAAAGTCTGCCAGCAATCTTGTATAGTGCCTCTTCCAACTGTTTGCACCAGGAACACCCACGCAAGGAATCCCAACACAAATAGACAAAGTAATTGTATCCAGTTCACCTTCGCATACTCCAATCCAATCGCCCGCTTTATCAATGTCTAAAACATTATACATCTTAGTTTCCGCACCCGTCATACCCATGTACTTAGGTTCTACAGCAGGATTAAGAGAACGAAAGCGCAAGTCAACAACACCAGACTTTGTAATATAGGGGATAGATAGTCTTCCCTGAAACGCTTCATGTCCAACCTCAGGCTCTCCTACTACGCCGAATCGTGCCAGTCGTGCCGCTTCCCGTGTTATACCCCTGCTTGCTAGGTAATCTTCCGCCTGATAAATGTTTGCTGCGTATTTGGCTGCTGCCTTGTCCAACAATTCCTTCTGCAAAAGATTTTGCTTCATGTACGCTTATCCCTTCCTGTCTTGCTATAATTTGTAAACTGTTACCTTGTACCCCACATGCAAAACAATTAAATATATTTTCCCTAGTGTTAAAACTTGCCGACTTGTGAGTGTCGTCATGAAAGGGGCATCTAATATTTACCTGTCCTGTAGTTCTATTCATCTTAGCACCATAGTGGTGCAAGATATCAACTATGTCTGGTAAACTATCCGTCAAATACATCGCCTAACCTTAATACTAAATAAGAATCTTCTATTGATTTTCCTCTTGCTTTGATAACCACCGCTGATAAGACGGATGCTCTTTGAATCCCTCTTGCCTCTGAATAATGCGTTGCTTCAATCTGAGCCTCCTTCGTCCAACCAGAGAGGTCAATGCGACCTGATTGACCAGGCGCTTTGGCTTCGATAATTCCGATGTGCCCAAGGAAGCCTTGGCGGACAACAACGTCGCCTTCATCTCTAGCACCTGTTCTTGCAAGTCTCTCACTATCAAGTCCAATTCGTCTAAAATAATCTCGTAAGTCGGTTTCAAAGTTTGCTCCTCTAGCCTTGTGTGATTTTCTGGTTGTCATTCGCACTCCATACAGTAATTTGATGTTCGAATATGTGGTATATACATTATAAATTTTTTACCACAATGAAAACAATTAATGGGTGTCCAATCGGTTGCATCATCAACAAAATAAAATGGATTACGGATTCTTAGTTTCATGAGTTCTCAGGTATATCTTCTACATACATGTATTCAGGGTTGAATGCTAACCAAGTCAAGAGAGTTCCTCCCGCATCTGCTCTTCCGTAGCGATTCTTGACTGCAGCCACGCCAAGCGATGTGCCGACAGTTCCCAACGTACATATGAGAGCGGGTAACTGCGAAACTTTACCTTGGATTGCGCTTCTCGGTTGGCAAGGATTTCCAGGAACTGCTTCCGAAGTATGATGTAATACCACAACCGCCGCATTCGTCGCCCTAGCAAGATACTTTAACTCCTTCATAATCGCCCTCATTGAGGCAAACTCTTCGCCACCATCTGTGGCTACATCCATTAAATTATCTACAACAATAAGTGTTGGTGCACAGCCCCATAGTTCTTCGAAGGCTTGCACTTCCTCATCAATATCTTGTAGTGTTGGGGAAGATTCAAAAGACCAGACTATATGGCTTCCTTTTTGGAGGACTGCTTTAGTCCAACCAACATCAGTATTAAGTTTACGTTCAACATCTGTTTGATTCTTACCTGATATCATTGACGCTAGGCGCATAGCCATAGTGTGAGCATTGGTATCAGCGGATATGTAAAGAGTTGGAACATTTGTTTTTAATGCGAGTGCCAGCGCAAGTGTTGATTTACCTGCGCCAGGAGCACCTGCGAACATAGAAACTTCTGAACGCCTAATAATAATCTTGGACGTTTCAAATGATTTAAAACAACTAGGTAGGGGTTCCCCCCCAATAGAAGCACGCCCAACAGACCTAACGAGTGTACGCACTATCAGCCCCTACCTAATCCTAGTATTTACTTATGCCCAAACAATAGGAGCGTGTTGCTCCTTAGGAATCTTTTCACCTGACCAACGAGGTCCTGATGCTGGGTCTGACCAACACTTGTATGCTTTGCCAGCCTGACTTACGCCTGACTTTAATATCATTGGACCCCTTACGCAAGTAGGTGCACCAACTTTATTATAGACCCACATGTTTCCATATCTGTCTTGAATTGTTTCCTCAACCCCACCTGATGCTGGATTTTCCTGGGTCATTATTGAGGGTGGTGCTTGCTTTGTGCTTGTAGTGGTACTGTGCGTCGATAAAGGGGCAGCATTACTCGCTCCTACCACCAACTTTCCCACAGAGGCAATTTGAGTTGAGTAATCTCCAACGCCTTCTAGTAATATGCTTAACTCATCAGCGGTGTTAGCCCTGACGTTTATCATGTCTCCATTAGGAGTTTTGTATGATACTTGTAGTTTCCATTCTTCTGCCATTTATACTTCCTTCTTTGTCGAGAATTGACAATGAGCGGTTAGTCCGCACATGTACTGACAAGAGTTTGTGTTGGGCAAGAATACACCCGCCTTGCGTGCCTTGTCAAACCCTTTTACCAGATACTCCAACTTGTCGTAGGTGTAACCTGATAAGTCTACCATTTCGCTGGTACCGCTATTACGAGACATGTAGTAATTACCCCACATGTTACGTTCATATACTTCTTGTCCGAAAGCAACCTCAAGCCCGACTTTATAAAAGCCTAACTGTAGGGTGCTAGTTGGTGTGTTCTTTGCTGTTTTGAGGTCAAGTATTACTAATCGTCCATCAACCTCAAAGATTCTATCTATAATCATCTTGACAGGTATCCCACCAATAATGGGTATAAGTTCTAATTCGATT